TTTTAAGTTTTACTTAACAATCAATGTCAGTTGTCCGGCGTCAGGTGTGTTGATTACTGGATTGTAATCAGCACCAACATAAACACCATCAGCAGATGAACCAACCCCGTATATATGGCCTCCGTTATTGCATCGATAACCATCAAACGCATCTTGCACAACTGTATTCTTCGCATCTGTGAATGAGCCAAGACCATCAGAGAATATTGAATAGCGGCCTACATTCCCGACCGTAGATCCATTAAGGTATGACCTGCCTCCATTTTCAGTTCTGAATCCATCAGTACCAGCTCCAGCCAATGAAAATGATTTAGCATGTACCTCAGCAGAATCACATAACACACCGCTACCAGTAGATGGTTCAGCGGTTCCGTTAGCCATCTTAAGAACTGCACCATCAACAGCTTGCGCAATCAGAGATGGCGATCCGCTGAAATCAATGCGATCTGCGTCAACTGTCGAGTTACTGACAAACAAACTCGTGCCGATGGAGTTTATTATGTTTGAATCTGGCATATGCACAGTAGAACACCCTTGGATTGTTACCCTTCCTGTTATAGACACCTCATCTGTTGATGAAACTTGAAACGTAGCTTGTCCCTCTTTCTCTACGAATAATGCGAGTTCCCCACTAGCCTTTACAATTGTTGCGTTCGGTGCGGTCAAGCAACTCCCAGCGTGAGCAACCGTTACGGGCTTACCATTACCGCTTTCACTAAAACCTTCCGCGTAACATGTTGAGCCCAATGCAACTGATATAGGTCTTTCATCGCAGTTTGTGACTTGAAAATTTAAAGCCCTCGCGTGAGAACCGTCAGTAAGCACCAAGCCAGACCCGCCTAGCCCATCTTGCCGAAGTTCTGCATTAGATGCGACGCAGTTCGGCATATATAGATACCCATTACTGAACCCTATATAACAATGACCAAGCGGATTATCAGCCACCGTGTTAGGACAATATATCTTACCTCCTAGTGAAGCTGCGAAACAGTCTGACCCTGTTGTATCTACTTCAATGCCAGGGCAATACACAAACGCATTTCGCTCGGACATAACCCCAACACGTGCGAATTGAGTAATGCGAACATCAGCACCGATTGCAACAAATCCACCGTCAAAAGCTCTAATACCCATAGAATCTAAATAAGGATCGTCTATTGCTATTGATCTATCTATTCCCGACAGTGTCAGGTTATCAACTATTGGTATTGTGTCACTTGATGGTACTGGGAATTGCGGTCCCTTACCAAATGAACTTAATGCACCTGCATAAACCCCATCTTTTTTGTCAAACTGTATGGTTGTAACATCAATGCCAGCTCCAACAAATGAAACTCTACCATTACCCCACTCTTTACCAAAAATTTCAGGAAGCGTTTCCCACTGGTAAATACCAGGTTCAATACTTACTACTATTTTAGTTCCGCCATATAATTTCTGCTCAAGAAACTCAGAAAGCTCAGTCCAATCAGCGAAATCGCCAGGTATGTTATAGGTAGAATCTACTATCCCATCTATATCAGCAAACCTATCAGCTAAAGACTTTCCTTTAGTAGCTCCCGTTGATGTTACTATCGCGTTATCAATTGATATGGATTTAGGGCCAACTATTGAATGACAAGCAGATATAACAGAAGTTTCAACAATAGAATCAATCAACGTTACCGTAGTTTCTCCACCTGCAAAAACTGAAGACTCAACAGTTGAATATGAGTAAAGTAATGAATTGTTAACTCTAACTGCTATTCCAACTTCAAAGCTTTCTGAATAATTCCCGATCAATTTAAAGGACTTTGCGCTCAAATATGTAACAGAACTACACCCCACCCACTCATTTGCAGACTGCGATGTTACAGGATCAGATGACCATATTTCATTGTCATTCGAATCTTTGAGCGTCATCTTGTAAGAGCCATCCAAATAAACATTGGCATAGCCCTCACCATTAAGAATTACAGGGTTCGTATTCTCGACAATCTGATCTTCAGACTGGTACGTTGGCTTTGGGATGTTAGTACGTGCCTGATAGGTGTATAACTTACCGAAGGCCAGTGGTTTGCCGTTTCTGTCCCAAGCATAAAACTTGGGCCCAATCATTGAAACTGCCATATTATTTCTCCTGTTTTGCTTCTCGTTTGGCCTTCTGTAAAGCCTGATTAGCTTGGTTATAGTACGTTTCAAATGCTTTATTGCGAGCAAGCCATAGCTTATCCATTTGCTCACGCTTTTCTTTACCAGACAAATTTTTGTCATATTTGATTTTAAGCTCAGCGGTTTTAATACCTTCCTTACCATACATTAGCTTAATTAATTGATTCATAGAATCATTTAGGCCAAATAGAACTTCTTTTTCTTTAGCCGATAGCCCGTAAAAATTATCATCTTTAAACTTGCCTTCACCGCCTTGTCCTTTAATTTTTCGGCGAACATCAACAGTTTGCTTAAAGGTCGAAACTATTTTATCAGACTGTTCTTTTAGTTCGAAAAACTTCTCCATATTAGCAGTGGACGGGCGAACGTCAGGAGTCAAGAAGCGGCGCAAGAATACATTTTCAGATAACTTACGATCTGGCTTTTCTCCAAATTTAGATTCATCCCAAAGCAGGTGATCAGTACCAGCCATTAAATAACCGCCAAGATAACCAGTGTATGCCTTAAACATGTGCTCAGCTTTTATAGGGCTGATACCTAAAGCCTCACCCATGCGAACAAAGGTTTCGCTTGTGTTTGATGTGTACTGTTCAGGAGCCTCAACATCAGAAAGAGATTGCGGCACAACTGGCGCACCTGTCCATTTCTCATTTCTAACCAGGTCCCACCATCCCGTCATCATTGCCGGAGTGCCATCAATTCCATACATCTGAGTCATGGTCCACAACATGCCGTCAGCAAACTCTTTGCCTTTGTCATCTTCTACATACTTTGCAAATAATTCAGGCATCGTTGCATAAACAAAACCAACATCATAAGGACGAGGAATTTTAACGAACTGACCGTCACCGATTTTAATATGCCAGTTAGTTCTTTTTTCGTAATCCGGTATTGCTTTGTAATCTTCGTCATCTTTATTCACCAAATAAAGGATCAGAGTCGGCACCGTAATGCCAAGAAACGCCTTCATAGCCATGCCTGTAGGGTTTCCGTCATAACGCTTACTCACTACCGCTTCCCTGAAGACTCGATCCTGTGATTGAACCATCGCGTTTAGGAACGGAACTGTGCGAATGTAGCCAGTCAGGAACCTGTTAGCACCAAGAACACTAAAGTCAGTTGAGATCTCTCTCGCATCAAAACCAGCGTCCATGTCAGACTTCATATTTTTCTTGGCAAGTCTGTATTCACCAATACGAGTGCCATACTCAAAAGCACTAGCTAAATTATCAATACTGCTTAACAATCGCTCTGGTCCAGTCATAACGCCAAATTCATCAAGCTTAACTCTTCGTCTTGCCTGGCTGTCACGAGTTGCACCCTCAAGTCGGCTAGAGTGACCGCCACCGGAACGAATAAAGTCTTGGTAATATTTGTCTTTAGCTAAAAACGAATACATACCCTGGAACGAACTTATAAACGGCTTGAAATTATTCTTACTAAGGAATGTCGCGCCAACCGTATCACGCACCAGGTTAGCACCGGTAAACTCAATACCTAGCGTAATGGTACGGGTAAAGAAGTTTTTAACCCCGAACATCACATTCATAAATGAACTGTAGCTTTCAGGATTCATTGACATAAGCATTTCTTGAAGCATCGGATCTTGCACTTCGTAATACTTCGGCTTGCCATTGATGATCACTGAATCAACGATATTGCCCGACTCATTAACGCGAGGCGCAACACCGTGTTGCCAAAAAGTAAGAAGTTCTTTTCCGGCTAAATCAAGATCACCTTCTATCTCAATTCCGTTAGCTTCAAGGACCTTGCTGATCTTGGCTTGCATTTCATCGGCGTAAACCTGAACAGGCTTAGAATCCGGCGCTATCTTGGTTGCAAAAATCGCCCCGTCTTTGTGACCTGAAATGTATTGATAAAGTCGCTGCTTAGCTCGGTTGTTTAATGCCGATCGGACATTTGCCGTTATTCCGTCTTGAATGTTTACCAAAATATCATTCAGGTTAGCGGTTCCACCTTTAAGTTTTTGGAATCCGGCACTAGCCGCACCTTTACCACCAGCAAGCTGATCACGGATACGGTTGAAAGGTACATAGTCTTTATTCATTGACTGCATTGTTTTACGGCCTTCAGGCGTAATCATTCCGGCCTCTTCGTAAAAGTCCATCATGCGATCATTAAACTGTTGGTATTCTTTCTGGATAGACTCAAACACCGGGTAGTCTTTACCAAGTCGAGCCCATTCCTTAGCGGTTTCCTTAGGGATCAGGTTTTCACGCTTCTGGCGGTGAAGCTCTAACGCTCGGCGACCAGCAAAGTAACGCATTAGTAAATCAATCTTCTGTTCGCCTTCATGCTCAGGCTTTAGCTTGATTGTTTTAACTGGCTCCATCACCTCATGTAAGCTTTTACCGCTACGTTTAAGGTCGCCTTTTTCGTCAAACTGAACGGTGCCATAGTTAAGAATGTAATCAGATATACCTTCCGCGCCACCATTGGCAATTCTGAATTGCTTCCATGCTGACTCTTCAACGGTTCCGATTTTACGGGTTAACTCTTGCTCAATCTTTCTTGCAGCATGAAATCGATCAATAACTTGCTGACGAATGCGCGAGTCACGGCGATAAGCCCATTCGTTAAAGCGCTGCTTGAATGAAACATCTTGACCAATTAACGCTTGGCCTAACTTATCCGGACCCTGAAAGTAGAACTTGTGCATTAGGTCCTGCATATCACGCATAGGATTAAGCAGCTTACGATCACGCGCTAACTCGTTGGTAAACGCATCGTAGAACTTAGGCGCTCTCAATTGTGCTTCATTGGCATTCGTTAGCCATAGGCGCACAAACTCAGCGAACCCTTCAATTTTTTCAATCTTCGGATCAGCATCGGTATAGCTAAGCGCGGACACTTCACTAGAATACTTCGGATCTTTGTAAAGCTTCTGGAAGTTAGGTAGAGTGATGTTTGAATACACATCAAGGTAGTGGGCCATTTCGTGCGCCAATACTTCAACGTCATTCTTGCTGCGCGTTCTGATCTCACCAACGTTAGGACGATAGAAACCTTCAGTAGACTTACCTTTGATTTTCCCAAAGTAAATACGGCGGCCAGTTATCTTAATCAGCTTGCTCATTATCGGCTCAATGCGCTGAGGCTTCTCAGGGATCTTAACCTTACGGCCTTCAATGGTTACAATCTCATGCCTTGGTGGATACCCAAGAGATCTATGTGTACCAATGAAGTTATGACCAGGCGCATGAAATACACGCTCACCATCTTTCGGTGTAGGTGAAACTTTGCTGTCATCCTTCTTGTAGTTAAGCGTGTTAGTGTCGTTTTTCTCAATCGTCACCATTACAGTGTTAACGCCAGTCGAACGCTCTGAACCTTTAAAGCTTCCTTCAGGCAAGTCTTCAATATAACTGCCAGCATCATCAAGCCACTTACGGAACTCAACCGCCTTCTTGCGCGAGTTCTTCACACCAGCCCCCATGATAGCCACAAGCTTTCCACCGGGCTTTAACAGGTCATAAGCATGTTTAACATGGTCAATGTCCTGGAAGTTTTCAAACGGTGGATTCATCACGATGCGGTCATACTGCTTGCCGGAGTATTCAAGGAAGTCATTACCAACAACGTTATAGCCTTTTACCTCAAGCAATGAAGCAAGCGAAGTGTTGTACTCAACAACATCAAGCGAGGCATCCGGCGCGGAAACCATGATCTGATCTGCAATGTTACCCTTACCAGCGGAAGGCTCTAAAACCTCATGCCCTGGTTTAATGTCTGCATAGTCAATCATCTGATCAACCAATGGCGTAGGCGTAGGAAAGAAGCCTTCAATCTTCTTACCAACTAAATCACGCTCAAGCTTTTTAACTGGGTCTTCTTGTCGTTTAGCTACTCGAAGAGAATCAAGTTCACGAATAGCTGCGCGTAACTGCTCGCCAGTTGAGATCCCCAACTTGCCTAATCGGTTTAATGTTGCGACCTGATCCGGTAGCCAGCTAAGAGAATAAGCTTCAAGAAGTCCGGCTTTATTGGCCGCCATGATCTTGTCGCCTTGCTCTTTTGTAAGCTTACGAAGTGAATCACGCTTACCTTTTGGCAACTTGCGAAGCTCAGCAGATAGGCGAGCATAGCCACGCTTACCTTTTAATGTATCGGCTACGCGCTCAATGATTCCGCTATCAAGCTCGATACCAGGGAAGTCAACACGGTTAATGTAGTCGTCAACCGTCACGCCTTCTTTAAGTGGCCGGCTAATTGAGTAACCATCAAACGAGCCTTGTTCATACAAATCATTAGGTATTGCGCGTCTTTGAATGGTGATCAGTTCTTCAAGCTGTGTAACCTGGCTCATTTGGCCCAGGTGTTTAACTTCACCTTCCTGAAGCTTAACGGCGATATTGCGAATCGTCTTAGCTAAAGCTAGTTGCTTCTCAGCTCTCTCAGTGGCGTTAGCAGCCATTGAAGCGCGTCTTGCTGTATTTGCCTGTCTTGGCCTGCTAATCTCTTCTGTGGCCTTGGCTTCCATCTTTTCAGCCATATCTAGAAGCTTGTCAGCTTTCTTTGACTGCTTCACTTCAGCCTTGGCTTCCGCAAAGTCGCTTTTATCCACATCTTTGCCAGATAGTAACTGCTCAAACTGATCAGCTGCTTCAATCGTTTTAAATTGAAAGCCTGGTATCGCGTCACCTTTTGAGTAAGAAGAGTAATAGCCGCCTAGCTGCTTAGCCTTTCCGCTTATCTCTCTGAATTGTTCTTTAGGCACACGGCCAACCATTTTAACTACAAACAGATCCGCACCTGTTTTAGTGTGCTTGGTTTGAGCTCGCTCAGTGGTTACGGCTTCAGTTTCAGCTTTGACAACTTCAGGCTTAACTTCTGCCATTGATTCAGCAACAAGCTCGTCATAAGCGGCCAGTTGTTCAGTGCTCATTTTGTCTTTACCGCGAACACGGATAAACTCTTTAAACTCTGGCAAGGTTTCTGGGTTAGATAGTGATTTAACAAACTCGTCTTTACGTTGCTTCATTTGAGCGCGGTATTCACGTTGCTTCTCGTAAGCTGCGTCAACATCGGCTTGAGTCTGCTTGTTAATCTTCTCCATCATTTGCTGTTCGTAGGTTTTAGAACCTCCGAAGATGGTAAACGTAGCATCACCCATAACGTGAGCCGCAAGCATTGACTCATACGCACTATTAACCATTTGAGGCTTTTTGAGATCAGTGCGTGGCGAGTGGGTTATTTGCTGAAGCATTGCCTTGGTGAACTTTCGATCACTCATCTTGGCAATGATAGCGTCTTTGTTTTTAACCAGACTTTCAGCATCAGCTTTAATTTCGGCAACAGTAGCGGTTTGATTGGCTACCGATTCCATGAAAGATCGATAAGCTTGTGCTGGCTCGGCGGCGTAATCAGCTTTAGGTGCTGGCACTTTATCAGCATCAGTTAAACCTTTGCCTTTCTTCTTGCTAACAGACTCGACAACTTCAGACATTGGCTTAGTTGGCTTTTTAACGGGATCAGGCTTATCAGCTTTAACGATAGAACCAAAGTCATGCCAAACGCCATTAATCTTGGCTTGCTGCTTAGCTTGAGAGATACCTTCAATTTCACCACCGTCAAAAAAGGTGCCTTTGCTATCGCTATTTATTGCCTTGGCGTATTCGCCGCGAGTGAATGACTGTTCAGCCGGACCGCCTTCACTATCCTTAGCGTTCCAGTTGGTAAAGGTATCTTTCTCTTTAGGTAAAGGTTGCGCCGCTGGCTCTGGTGTTGGTGCTTCAACTTCTTCCGTGATCGCTGGCTTCTCATCAGTTACCGCCCTTTCAGGTTGAGCTTTAAGCTCTTTGGTTAACTTAGGGTTAGTGTGCCAGTTTTGCCAATCACTCTTTTGCTCTTTAAGCTCAGCAATACGGGCCTTGATAGCTTCAGGGTTTTTAACGTCAACGCCTTCTTTAGCGGCTAGCTCTGGTCTCTTAGCTGCGCCCTGTACCGCCGACAAAGTTTTTTGGATTTCGTTTTGCTTCTTAACTGCCGCTTTCGCCAGGTTTTCAGCTTCTATCATAGCAGAATCATCGAACCCAAACAGATCACCGCTTTGCTGCGCTGTTTCGTCTGTCATGGTTTTAACGGCTTTAACCATATTCTCAGCAACAGCAATAGATTTACCGTCTTGAATAGCCTTAATACCAACGGATTGAAGTTTCTCGTTGCGTGGTGCCGCTTCTGCTATGCGAGTTGCTGCCTCATCAGTTAGCTGATCGTTTCGGTGGCTGGTAATGAGCGCATCACTTCCTTCAGTTGCGATTGTGAAAGCCCGTTTGCCCGTCTGCCTTGCCAGTATTCCTTGTGACTCTGCTTCCGCTTTTCTTGGTTTTGTTGCTTTGATGAAATCGACATAATCTTTTACCTTACCTTGACCTTCACGAATGTTAAGCATGGCATCAAGCACAGCCGCCTGATCTGCTCCGAAACCTTCAGACTCATAATGATATTGAGCCGGGATTGTTTTTTCTCCACTACGTTCAGCTAAGTCTAAACGGTGGCGGCCGCTGATCACTTCTTTGCGACCATCTTCACGGACCCATATTTGAATAGGAGCAACGCCAGTTCTTTCAAACTTACCGCCCAATGGTTCAACAACACCTTTAACGTTAGCGCCTTCTTTGAATTGAGGAACGTCTTCACTAATAGTTATTTCTTCAATCGGTGCTTCAACAACTTCCTTGCCAACGATTTGTTGTTTAACTGGCTTCTCTTTAGGTGTCTCAAGCTCAACAGGCTCTTGTTCAGTAGTTTGAGCCTTGTCAATTTCAAACTCTTGTTTTGCAACTGGTTTAACTGGCTCAGGTTTCGCTTGTGGCTCTTTTGATTTAAGCTCTTGTTTTTGCTGTGGTTTATTCTCTTGTTGAATTTGGGCTTGCTCAGGTGATAGCGCTTGAATGGCTGCCTTTTCAGCATCGGGAAGCAAAGCATCAAACTCACTTTCGATTTGGGTTTCGATAAGCTTTTCTTGATCTCGCTTATTCATGCGTTCTGCTACTGGCCCAGTTGCCAGTGACATAGTAGTACCAGCGCCAGCGCCAATAATCGCACCTTCAACCATTCGATCTAATGCTTCGGCCAGTGTCATATCTGGCTTAATGTAGCCTTTATCAATGCCAGCCTGCAGCGCTTGAGTGACAGCCTCTTGACCGCCTTCAGTAACGCCAGCTTTCGCTAAGTCTGTTAAAACTTTCCCGGTAGGCTTTAGCAGTGTTATAACTGGAATGGCTGAAGGAATAGCCTCAGCAGCAGCAATAAGAGTTGAATATTTATCTGCTTGCTGTGGCGTTAAACCTTCAAGGCGGCCTGACTCATAAGCACCACCCTTTGCCTGTGCTAACATCAACCCAAGTCCAATGTCAGGGCGGCGACCAACCAAAGAAACACCTAATGCCGGAAGCATATTAATAACTGAGCCAGTGATCGCCTCTGAATAGTAACCAGGTGAGCCCTTTTCAAACTCACTTGGTTTCATTTCCGCCCTGGTTTCTTGGCTGATCTCTTTACCCTTATCAGCCAGCCAGGTTGAAAGCGGTTTGTTTGCTCTGGAGAAATTGACATAGTTATCATAGTCACCATTAAACATTCGCATACCAAGAGAGTCTTTTTCTTGCTCAAACTGCTCCGGTGTCATCACCTCACCTTGCTGAAGCATACCAGCAACTTGAAGCTTAGCTTGTGGAAGTGCGCCCTCAAAGCCTGAAACAATGCCACCACCTATTTCAGAAAGCTTAGAGCCTACAAGCTCTAACATGCTTTGTTCTTCAGGTGCCTTCATTGCTGCACCAGTGAAGCCGTCAACAGGTTGTTGCTGTGGAATTGGCTCCTGTTGTTGGATTGGGATGTCTGAAGAAGCGCCGTAACCAGACATAGGTTTAACTGGATCTTGCGGTCTTGGCTGCGCGATTAGTCCAGGACCTTGATCTGCTACTGGTTCGTTAACAACCGGCTCGATAGGTGCGACTTGAAAGCCTATTTTTTGATTAAACTCTTCGACTGGAATATCTGAATAGTATTTATTGTGAAGCGCAGTGACTAGCTGATCATCAGCCATGTCATTGTATTGAGGATTTTGTTCTCTGAAGCTTTTTATGAACTCGCTCACGGCGGCTCTCCTGTATTAAGCCCTAATTAAAGGGCTCGTTTATCATCGAATACCTAAAGGGTCATTATCAACTGTACTACCAGCGTCAGGAACTTCAAGCCCAAACATTTGAGCGGCTTGCTTTACAGCTTGTGAACGAGTCACGCCACCTTCACGGAAAATCTTAGTTGCTTCGGTAGCAATGCCCTGGACCTTATTCCTAACGGTTGGATCAAGATTTGTAATATTACCAGCCTGATCGAACAATCCACCAAGCAATTCTACTGACTGGCGATACATCAAGCTTTCATCAGCCGACTTAACGCCTCCACCATCAGAATCAGAAGTTTTAACTGGGCGAGTCTTGCGCTCGACCTCACGACCAGCCTTATAAACAACGTCTTCACCGCCGACTTGAATAGCTTTAGGGTTTTCAAGTAGCTTATCCATTGCCATTGCTTTAGATAGTGACAGCTCCATGAATTGCGGATCGTATTGCTCTGGTAGCTTTGATTGCACTTCAGGAGAAACGCCTTGATACATTAGCTGATAACGGCGAGCCTGTTCTTCAGGTGTTTTACCTTGAAGCACATACCCGGCAAGCTGGCCCATTTCATCAACTGATCGCTGAGTTGCTTTAATCTTTCGCTCATCCATCTTGGTAACTGCATCAATAAACGTAGCGCCACCTTCAGGATCTAATGCTAATAATTGCTGTTGAGCACTAACATCACCGCCAACCGCTTTTTGACGCAATCCAGATAGCAAGTTTTTACGCTCTAATGCTGCCGCCTCTTTAGCTGGTCGCTCTGCAATTTCTCGCTCAGTCTCATCAAGTTGTAGTTGTGATAATCGGTTTTGAGTGCGAGCACCTTTAACCGCTTCGGTTGTTCGGTATATCTCACCTAAGTCGATACCATATTGATTTGCTGCCATTACTAAGCCCCCAGTGATTTATACATTAACCAGTTTTGTGCCGCCTGGTTCCCTGTTTGCGCCATGCCTTGATAAGCTCCGGCTCTAGCCTGACCTTGCTGTTGGTAGCCGTATGCCTGACTTTTACCAAGATTAGAAAGGATGTTTCCTTCAGTTTGAGCAAGATTGCTTGTTGCCTGTGCCTGTCCAGCAGCAGAAGCTTGACCACCAGAAGATAATCCAGAAAGAATATTAAACTTCCTTGCTTTCTCGTTAGCTTCACGCGCGTAGGCGTTAGCGTATTCTTGGCTTGCTACATTCTGAGAGTAATCCGTTACACCTTTTTGCTGAGCACCACTCAACAAACGACCACGAGCCGCCGCCGATTTATCTAGCGCCTCAACTCCCTGGTCCATTCTAAACTGATAGCCAGGATCTTTAGTTACATCAATGTCGCCGACTTCAAAAGCACCAGACTTAATGCCAGACCAAATTTGATTTAAAGCTTGCTCGCCAATATCTCGCCAAGGTGCAAAATCTTCACGTTGTTGCCCTGCAAGCTCGCGCTGAAGCTCTCTGTTTTCTGCCGCGATGCGCTCTTCAGCCTCCATACCTTGCTGTGCTGATTGGCTTTGTGCTTTCGCTGATTTACTTGAAGCAACCCCACCAACAACAGCAGATCCAACAATAGCCGCCGCAACTACTGACATAAATCCCCCTTATCAACGATAGCTTTAGCGCATTCTGTTAATACAGCCTCATCATGCTCAATTTGCTTCATTGCTTGATCAAGTAAATAATTAAACTCTTCCAGCTCTTCAAATGAGCCGCAAGTTAGGAACTCATACATTTCTTCAGGGTTACGCTCCTCAGAACAGTGGAACGTGATCCAGTGTGTATCTTCGTGCGCGTACCCTGCTCGCTTCTTGCCAGCTTTGCCCTCCATGATATTTAAACCAGTAAGGCGCTTAACTTCTCCTGTATCTGTAGAAACGGAAATGTCACCACTAAGCATAATATCAAAGTGATCAAACTTATGGATGCGGCCAGTTAGTAAGGTGCCTTTAGGAATGGTGATTTCACGCGCATATATACCACCATTAAATCGGTGGTTAACATCAATAGGAACTTGCTCTTCCTGAAGCATGGCCTGTTCAAGTGCGTTAATCTTTCCACGCCGTTCAGTAATATCAATTGAAGATACAGCCGCAACAATTGCCAGTGAGCGCGATTCTTCTAGCTTTGTATTTGTCTCGTTCATGTTATCCCTATGGTGTTGTCATCTGGCCTGAAGACTTGCTTTCTGCCAGTAAGTTATTAAGAACCGCAATAGCATCGTTAAGGTCTGAAGCCAGTTGATTTATTGCCGCTTTGTTTTCGTTCGTTAAATCGGTTACTGACTGAGTATAGATCTGGTCGTAAGCTGCCGGAGCTGCGCCAATATCTGAAGTTGTGATATTAACAGTTGTCTCTGCTGCGTCAGCTATTGATGCCATTCTTTTGACTAGGCCAACGGTTGATTCATCAGCAAGATCATTAAATCCAACTATATCACCATTTGAATTATGAGCTTGGCTTGCGTTTATGTGAGTATCAAGACTATTGGCAAGTAAAACTATTGCTTGCGCGTTAGCTGCTATGTTTACTGCGTTCTGTGCGATAGCTAAAGTATTTTGAACGATAGCTTCTGTGTTTGCCGCTATATCTTCAGCATTCTGAGCGATAGCTAAAGCGTTAGCTTCAATTGCTTCTTTGTTTGCTGCAATGGCAATTATATTTTCTTCAACAGCTTTAACAAGATCGTCAATATCTTTGATGTTGTCATCAATTGAGTTTCCTCCCTTGTAAGCTACGCGGCGAAAAAGATCTCTAAACCACACCGCCCATGCTCTAGATAGAAAACCGTTCTGGTCGATTATCTTCACTTGAAGAGGCGGCTTGGATACCAGGTTTTCAGTTTTATTATCAGCCATTAGCGAACCTCAACCCACGCCCCACCAATATCAATCGGTATAGGATCTGATATTTCAACCTTAAATGTAAACTGCCTGGCAGCACCAAAGCGGTTAACCTTGGCCCTTGTTAGATACTCACCAACCTTACCAATGCGGCCACGCTTAAAGCTTTCGCTGTATGTCTTCCCTGAATCCTTTGAGAAGTACACTCTAAGCTCTGGATCATCACCTTGCCCACGAATAAGCCCAACACCAGTGCCCATATCAAACTCTAAGCTATCAACCGTTAAGAACTCTCGACCATTATTAACGGTAGGCAACACAAACTCACGAATAACTGGCTCACCGTCATCAGTATAGAAGTTGCCAGCCATTTGATAGATTCTACCGTTCTGGAAATCACCTACTAGCGTTTTTGAATCAAAGAAGATCGCATTGTTAGACTGGTGGCGACCAAACTGATATGACTGCCTAATATGCCAAGCACCGGTTGAAATGTCATAACACCAGGTAATATCTCGGCTTGGTATGGTTAGCACGTAAAATAAATGACCTTCATCCTGATACGTGTAGGCAAACGCATCGCTTAGGTCTACATCCTTTAGAGTTTTCTCAACTGCGTGAGTGCTTATCCTTACTGGTGTGTAGCCAGTCATTTGATAAACCATCAAGTCGGAACCTATGAAGTAAACAGTATTGTTTTGCTTGGCAACTGAGTAACGAGCGCCGCAACCTTTCTCAACAAACGCCCCTTGGTTTCGTTCAAATGGAAAGTCTGAAGCACCTGAGTTATACCAAACCTCAATTGTTTCAGTACCGAACAGGAATATTTCACGGTGATCGCTGAGTATTGCTATCAGGTTATCAGGCTGACCTTCAGCGGATGCAAAGTCTAACGGATCAAATGCAACATCAAGCAATTCAGAAATAAAAAATTGCCCAGTCCCTTTTCTGTCAAACAAGAAATAACCATCTTGATAAGTTACTGTTGAGGCTGGATAGAATGCTTCGCTCGTTATCTGCTCAACCTTATTGGTGTTAGCGTCATAATAAAAACCTTTGAAACCATCAACCACTACCACCTGAACTCCGTTATCCTCCATGACAACGCGACCATTAAGGTCAACATCACCCAGCTCTTTAAATGTTCCGTTCTTAAATACCTCGTACATTTTTGAAGGTGTAACAGCGAATACTCGACCTTTATTGTTGTGAAGACCAAGCACAGGGAACGTGGGTAGCTCGCAAAAGAATGCGAGCCCTGGCGTGTTCATTAGTGTGAAAGGGTACTTACCACCATCCGACTTTCTAGGGTACACGTTAACCAACAATTCATTGCCTGATATATCCTGCTCTGAAGTATTTGCAGCAAGCGGTATCTCTCTTTGCATGTTATGGTCCCTGCTCAATAATATAAGTGCCGATACCTTTACGCTGAGTAGCAACAGCGCGATCCATACCTAGAACAAGGTCACGGTAGTTATTGCGCTTCAGCCACTTCTTACCTTCAACCGCATGAGTAGCAATAGCAGCGCTTGGCTGTTTGCCCCATTCATCAGCAAGATCTAAGCAAAGATTATAGATAAGCGCTCGTTCATATCCTGGCGAAAGGTTGATCACTTCAGTTAAGCAAGCCGCAGGAAGTATCTCGCTTAATGGCTGGATAACTTCAAGGTGAAGCGTTTCTGAAGAGTACGGGACCGATTCAAACAAGATTGTGTTTAACGGCCAACCTTCACGAACATAAAAGCGTGAAGGGCGTGAAGCGTTCGTTTTACGGCTAATGCGTGAGAAGGTCTTAACGTCAATTACTTCTTGAATGTAGTCTGTGTCGTATTGGTCACGAATGAAAGCGGCCAGTATCTTTTCTGGCCTAGCGGTTTCAATGTGGTTAATTGGCAATGGTTCAGGTTTAGGCTCTGGATAAATGCCTATAGTGTATTCAGATACATCATTAGTTAGCTCGAAGGTGACAACGTTAACTACTGGAATAAGCAACGTTTCATTGGTCCAGGCATCAACCATTTGAGCAAACACCTGTAAAGCGTCATCACCTTCATTGGCTGGCAGGGGTTCACCAGCAGCAAGAACGCCAATTTTACGCATTGAACTGCGAATAATATCCCCTACCGTAGTAGCCATGTTATTCAGCTCCGTTCATTGCCGCTTTGATTTTCTCGATCAAAGTTTCTTCTTTCATGTTCTCACGAAGACCTAAACTATAAAGCGAGTTACCAAGAACAACATGCTCAGCTTTAGTTAGTGATTCAGGGTTCTCTTCAAACTGTGCGTAAAGAACATCAAGATCATGCTCACCTTCTTGACCTTCAGCTTGCTTTGACTCTTTAAGACCACGGCGTTCGGCCTCAGCGATAAGATCTTCATTAGAGAAGTTTTCAATATCCATTGCGACTTCAGCCATTTTTACAGCTTCAGCTTTAAGCTGCTCAGGAGTTAGCACGATAAAACCGTAAGACTCCAATAACTTCTTCAAGTCTTCAGGGTGAGCCTCAGAAGCCTGTTCAACGGTAACGCCCGTTTTCATTTCTTGAGGTAAGTCAAGTTTAGCCGGAGTTGTTACCCAACCATCTTCAAGCATTTGCTTGTACTTGTCCGACTCTTTACCACCAGGAAACTTGAACATTTCGCCTTTTGGCACTTCTTTGCTGAATAGGTAGATAGGAACTAATTGCGTATTTGGCATTTTAATTATCTCACTTAACTGATTAGGAAAAGCCCGGCGAACCGGGCTATTAATTTACTTATGCGCCAGAAGTTGCACCCCATAGTCGAAGCGCTAGTTCAGGGTAAATCATATCAGCACCCCACACCGCATCAATACGGTGAATTTCTGTTTGCTCGTTAATATCGTAAGCACCAGTAAGAGTGAGTGATAAACCAGTTTCAGGATCAGCAGCGCGAGACTTGATAACCGCTGACTGTGGTAGTTCAAGGTCAATCATTGCAAGTGCGATAGCATCACGGTGGAACAAGTAGTTTTGTTCGTAAGTTGCGTTAGCTGTACCAAGAACTGTCATTGGTGCGTTTTCAGCAGGCAAAGCAGTTACGTTCTGGTAAGCAGACAAGCTAATTGATTGACCCTCCTGATTGGTAGTTGTTGCCGTACCATCATTAAGAGCTGGGGAAATATTGATAGTCGCATTGCCTGAACCATCTGTATTAACGTCAGCAGTAACAACGAACTCTTGGAGTAAACCAGTTGTTTCGTAGTTCTGAGGGTTAACACCAAACACACCATCAAAGGTGATAACGTCACCAGTTTTCAAGAAGCCAGTAGTTGAAGCCGTGCCGCCAGTGATATTAACTACATTGCCGTTAGTGATACCAGCACCAGCTAAAGGAGTGCCGCCGTGATTACCAACTGTATGCTTAGGCAAGTTCTGAGATTCGTAAGTAGCATAGTTAGCAACTGGACCTTTGTAGCCTTTCTTGTATGCAGTCTCTACCATTGATTCTTTGAAAAGCTTGGTAACTTCATCAGATAGAGTTGCACAAGTGAACGGGTCAATAACGGCGTGACGCATACCATCATCAGGCACAGCGTAAGTTGTTTGTTTAGCTGCCGCCGTTGCAAAGTCGATATACTTACCAGGGCGAACACCAGGAGTGCCAGAAGAGTGAAATGCTTTCTTCAGTGTCATGGTGAGAGATCGGTCAATCTTGTTCGCAATCTGCACCATGCCAGATTTAAGATAGCGTTCTGAGAACTGCATAATATCAAGCGTTTTATCTTTAACCGTGTACTCAAGGCCAACGTGTTCTTGGTAGTCAATCTTAAACGGAATTGTCTGATCAACCATTGGTTGCTTAACCAATACGCGACCAGAGGCGGATTTAACACGGTATGGAAGTTTCAAGCGAATAGTGTCGCCTACCTTACCAAATGTTTTTTCATAGTTACGGTAAACGCATTTAGCCATTACCAGGTTGTTTTTCAGTAGTCGTAACGCTTCCTTAGCGATTACGTCATCTGTAAGTAGGTTGTTATTTTGAACAGCCATGATGTTTCTCCTAAATTACCAAGATTGTCGCTTTCTTTCTTGCTTGTTGGCCCAGGCTTCATACTCTGATTGAGTCATTTCGGCAGGACTTTTTTGTTGGGCATCACTACCACCAACAGGCGAGATAGGTTCAGGCGCGTTAGTTGTTTTTGTCGGTTTCGGCGGTTTGCTCGTTACCGTCAGATCAAGTTTTGCGATTGCTCGCATTTGCTGAGCTGGCGAACCAGAAGCAATATCGGCAGCAAGATCTTTATTTTTGCCCAAGTGATACATTACCTTTACAGGGTCTTCGCACTCAGCCAAAGCTTCAAGCATTTCACCAGTGATTGGAACTTCAGGATTAAGCGCAACCGCTTCAAAGTCTTCCGGCTTGTCTGCATTATCAACCGATTCCTTAATCACAGCCATTGCAGTTTTTTGGCTATCAGTCAATTCGCTTGGTTGCTCTTGCTCATCCTGTTTTGGTTCAGCCTTTTTCTCTTCACCCTTTGGCTGCTTATTATCGTAAGCGTCCAAAGCATCAAGGTACTCGTCATAAGTTTCAAAGTCATCCTCTACAGGTTCCTTTTCTGACTTATCAGACTGTTTACCACGTTCAAGTTCATCAATACGGCGCTGAAGTGCCTCTTTCTCTCTGCGCTCCCGCTCTCGCTCTCTTACTACCTGGTCGATACGTTTTTGAACACGGTTAGGCTTCTTGCCTTTGTCGTGATCGGCGGCGGTATCTTTGCCGGAATCATCTTGCTCTTCTGCTTTGGGTTCATCAGCTTCACCTTTCGGTTCTTGCTTTTCATCACCTACAGTAGCATCAGTTTCAGAATTGGCCTGTTCTTCTTGCTGCTGCTCTTCCTGCGGCTCAGTTTGAACTTCAGGCATATCGCTTGATGTTGTGACAAAACCTGCTGTTTCGTCTTGGTTGTTTTCTTGACTCATGGCGTATATGTTCCTATACGAATTTAAGCCCAGTGAAAGGCCACTGGTAGCCATAAACTAATGATAAGCTTAATTTAGTAAAAAGTCACTCATTAAGCCTTGACATTTTGATTGTTTGCCATTAACTCAGCCAGTGCCTCAGCAACTAATTCACGCACTTGCTGATAAGCATCACCTTGACCGTTTTGAATGGCTTGAAGCTGTGCTTGAGCTTCTGCGCTTTGAAGTTGAGCCTTTACCAACTCTGTTTGAGCTTTTGCTATATCAGCTTGCGCCTTCATTTTATCGGCTTCAATTTCTTGACCTTTAACTTCTAGCTCAGCCATTGCTAGTTGTTGTTCTGGTGTGGGTTCTTGCTGCTCTGGCATATCCTCGGCAATACTCTCACGCTCTTCCGCAGTCAGGATGTTAGGCGGAACAATCTTTCTAAGTCGCTCTGCAATAACATCAGCACCAGGCCAATCCATATTTTGAGCAATAAGATCACCAAGCACACCAGCCGCAGCCGGAACAGCTTGAGCGAATTGAACCATTGACTCAGCCGCTTCTTGTCGCTGCGTTGAGTAAGCCGGGCCAGTAGTAACAACAACGTCATACTTAGCAACGTTCAGGTCATTGATAGTTACCCACTCGTTTGTTTGTTCATCAAGGATCTGCTCATTCAACTTAACGAAGTCTTCAGTTTCATCAGAGAACTTCAAGCGAACAACTCGCTCTGTGTCGTAAACCCGTGGAATCATTTCAACCATAATCTTACCAACACGGCGAATGGCTTTAGTCAAGTTGTCAATGAAAGCAAACGAACCGCGATCACCCTGGCGCTGCCTTGCTACGATTGCCCGGCCTGAAGTTTCATTTCCCATTGCACCAAGCGAGGCATCATACATGCCAAGCGTGGCTTTAATTTTATCGCTGTTTATATTGGCGGCCGTGATCTCTGCTGCTGGCACAAATGCTGATTGCTGTCTTCTTGGTCCTGGATCGCCTTGGTACTGTGGTACGTATGGCAAAACAGAACGATTAGTTGTGTTTGCGGTTTCCCATTGATGTTCATACCCTTCGATATGCCCCTCTTGAGCAACAAAAGGAGCTTTAGGCGCTAGGGCGATTGATTCAGTCATTGAGCTATCGAAATAGTTAGCCATTCTTTGAGCGTCTTTGCTGTGTCGGATAATAGAGCGAAATATAACCTTCTTCTTAATAACCAATGACTTACCCCATACTGGGACAACCGGAATTGTTGAGCAAGGTATTTCAACTGGGCCTTCAAGAACATCAAGCCCGGTAATTTTTCGCCAAAACACTTTATGCGTCTTAACCTTGCGAGTTCGAACAATGCTAACACCCAGCTGAAGTAGTTCATCAACAATAGGCTCTAACTCATCCATATACACGGAACGACCATCACTAAGAAGTGCGACCTCTTTTGTGACAGGTTCACGGGTAAAGTATTCGCTAACTCTAACCGTGTTATCAGCAAACCAAGTACCCATATCATCAACTGAATCAGAGTTAACCGGGTCAGTGCTGGCTTCAGGATACAAGGCGGTGAACGCTTCTTTTTCCATAGTGTCATCAATCAAGCACCAATTAGCGTCAGAGTAATCGCGCTCTTTAGCACTTGGGTCCATAGTGACAGCAAACTGGTTTTCAATGTGATCAATGATTAGGTCTTGCTCAAAACTATCATCTGTCAGGTAATCAGAACGAACACGCAAATAACCCATTCCAGACTCAACAGCAGATTGAAAAGCAATGTCGTAACTTGTTTCCGCATCACAGTTGTATTCAATATTCTTAATCAGGCCAGTGAATACTTCTGCAAGGTCATAGTTACTCTTTCCTGAAGTGTTAGCAATCTGAAGATCTTCTTGCTCTCCGGTTTCAGGGTTGGTAACTCTGGTCACGTTAGTGGCACTAACCTTGATAGATGGGCGGTTTTGTCGCTGATCACCAAGGACCTGATCCACAAAGGTAGGTAATACGTTATTAACCAGGCAAGGACGTTGTTCAAGCTCTCGCTCAGTTCGTACTTGTGAAGGCCATTGTTCACCAGCTAGAAACTTCAGATCATCTTCAGCCGCTTCCCAGTTTTCTTTCCAGTAGGTTGCACCGTCACGAGCTCGCTTTCTGGCCGTACAAAGTAATGAGTCATCAGACTTATCACCTTTCTTTTGCTTTACGGGTTTAGCGTAAAGCTGCTCTATCTTTGACTTAGCCATTTGCGAGTCTCCACTTCATTAGGCATTGCTCAGAACAGTATTTGCGCTGACTCTCCTGAACGATTAGTTTTGAATTGCGCTTAACCGGAACTTTGCAGTGCTCGCACTTAAACTTAATTTTCTTCATGGCTTTCTTCCCCAATAAACTTATTAATTTCTTGCTTCAGTTCTAGCATGGTATTAACGAACACTGATTTGCTTCGGTATCCATCCCAAATCTTATACTCAGTAGCCAAATTGTAAATGTTCCAGCCTTTACGCTGAAAGCATACTTCAGCTATTTCGCCATAACTACGCATTAAGATCCCAACCAACCGCCGGAAGTAGCTCGGCCTGTCCTGCGCCTTTGTGGTTTCTGGCGCTCAATCTCTTCTTTGTAGTGAAGGCCCATTTGCTGAATAGCATCAGTGAAGTTAGTCGCCCACTTAGGGCCAGTAGCATCTTTAAACACTTCATTGTCATGGTCCCACTCACGGCGCAATGCCTTGATGCCTTTCCATCCTGTTTTCTTAGCCTGATCACCAGTTGCACCGGTTGAATCTGTATCGCATCGTTTGCTATCAATCCAAATGCGAGGGAAGAGTTTCTTCAGTGCGTTGATTGATTCGCGCTTGCTCTTGCATCGTTCAACCAGCTTAAACTTAATACCCATTCGCTTAGCGGTATCAAGTCGGCTTTCTCTGGTCATCAGATCACGAACGGAAATATCATGCGGCGCTAGGTGTTCTTTGTACCGAATCCCGTACTTATCAGCGAAGTCGTGAAGCCAGTTAATGTAATGCTCCATTCCTTCATCACGATTGGCATAACACGCAATCATTCGTAACTCTTTGCGGTGTGGCTGCATCAACCATAAAACCATGTCGTCATTGATACCAAGGTCCCAATAGGTGTAAACGGGGAGCGCCTTCTCGATAGGAATATTGCAAAAGCGACCTTCTTCAATAAGTAGCTCAATCTCTTTCTTGTAAACAACACCTTCTTGAAGTGCGTCATCCGGGTTTTGTTGGTATTGAGCGCTAAACATAAAGTTATCTGCCTTCTCCATTGCCAGTAATGTTTCTGTTGGCTCTTTGTCAGTCCAGTAGCTAACACGACCTGAAGTGAATCCAGTGTCACGAATGCAAGCCTCTTTCATTTCTTGCGGTAGGGTTTCCAGGTATTCACGATCGACAATGGCCGGGACCTTAAATATTTCGTAAGTGTCCGGCGTTTTGTCACTCATTAGAAAGTCAGTACTGTCGCCGTTAGCTATTCGTTGCTGGACCATGATGATAGGTACGTTGTCATGCGCAAGACGGGAACGAACAACACGGTTAAGCTTCTTGTTGGCCTTATCCATTAGCTTGCCGCTGTCTGAATCTTTCGGTGGAAGCGGATCATCAAGGATAAGCGCACCAGTGAAGCAGTTCTCTATCATGTAACCAGCTCGGCGTCCTGTTACCTGTCCGTTGATACTGGTCCCGTAAAGGCGATGACGGTTGCCGTTCTGGTCGTAGTACATCCAGTTATGTTTTGCTTTGGTGGTTTTGGCTTGAGTCATAGGCCAAAGCTGTTGAAACTCTTCAGAGTCGATGATCTCTTTAACCCTTGTGGCGTTCTCAACAACCAGGTCGTCAGAGTAAGAAAGCGGCAGCCAGCGTGAACTTCTTGGATTGCCGTCAGTGATACATTTGATAATGCACCATACAGGCCAGTGAATAGACCATATTTCCGTTTTAGTTGAGCCCGGCGCAACGTTAATAATGCCCCGTTTAATCTTTCCGTAGAAAACATCTTCAGCAAGTTGGCACTCGTAAGTGTGGTGCCAGTTCTTTTTAAACTTCTGACCTTGCAATAACTGGAAGAATATACGCATAAAAGCCTCAAAAGAGGCTTCACTTGCTACCTTGACGGCTATCTTTTCAGCATCCGTCATTGTCTCCCATTGCATTATCTCGCTCATAAAATCTTAACCAGAAAAATAACCAAACATGCCGTTGACGACACCAACGACACCAACGATAAAACAAGGGCAAGTCTTATATCTTTCTCCAAACATTCCATATATTCACCATTTATGCAGTTTTCGAGATACTAACCCCGATAATTTTTATACTTTATTCACCGATAAACACATAGTTATTCACAATTTAGCCATTAGACCAGCTAAAGCGCTTGCTATCTCAGGCGCACTAACATCAGCCTTGATTGCTAAAGCCTGGCCGCCCTTTCCGGTGATCTCTTGTTTGCGTGGAGCGTTCCACCCTTGTAGATCGGAAAGAATCTTGATTGAACCGTTAGCGTCATACATTTCAATCTTTGGCCCATTCTTGGTGAAGGTTACTGATTTGATTGAGGCAGCGATAACCGGATCTATCTCGTCTGAGTTTTTTATTGTCCAAATCGTATCAAAGAGGATTTTTTCGTTACCTTCAGAATCCTTGCTGACAACCTCTACAAGCTTGAAATCGCAAATGTCGTGTATAGTTGCGCGTGCTGTCTTAGATAGGCGTTCAAGGGCTTCCTGCTTCGTCATAATCACATCTGAAGCGATAGTGTTGATTAATGACTTGTGGAATGAATTCACCTTAGGATTACTTAGGATTTGGCTTGCTGACTGGTCTTGTGCTGACTCGGTTTTAGCTTTACCGCCAGCATCGATATAGGCTTGACGCTGTGACATTCCAGGCTTGACGAGCTCTAAAACAAACTTACGCTGAAGCGGAGTTAACTGGCTTGCTAACTCCAACTGTTCAGCGGTTAATTTAATTTGCTTTGCTTTACCCATTATTCATTCCACAATTCAAAGTCTGTTGCATACTTGACGTCCGAACCTGAATTGTTTGTTATCTCAATTGTGTAACAGTGATTTGCTAGCAAAGTGAATGGGCTTCCTATGATGCTTTCAGTTAAGAATGAGCGATTCCCTGCTGCAACTTGACCAACCAATTGAATTGCAGGGTCAAAGAATGGTGATCCTTCCTTTGTTATCGTTGGGTTTACAGCGATAAGCATATCTGGATTGGTATTAGCCGCTATGTTTCTTGGTATAGGGTTTAATAAAACGCCAGTTCCTTCATCAAACTCAGAGTTAGAGTACGCCTTCCAAGTTAGCGTCTCAGCGTCACCTTCGATATTTATACTTTTTAGCGTAACGTTCTTACTGCCAACGCATATAACAAAATTCTCTATAGCAAGATCGGCCAGTAAATCGTTAGAGTGTAGGAAAGTAAAAATCTTTCCCTCTCTCCACTTTGACTCTTCTAGAGTTTCAATTGTTAGTGCCATTGTCTTGCTCCTTCTTTTTAGCTAAGCGAACATTTTCATTAACTGAAGGCTCGCTTGCTATGCGGTTAAGGCTTGTCGTGTTTTTTTTTAAGATTTCACCAATAAGATAAAGGGACCTGGTGCCGTTATGTGCACAGATCCCTGTTATTGCTGAAGTGAGTAAAAAGTCTAACTGGTAATACTGGCAAGTCATTGCGGCAATGATACCGACAAAGCCACTTACACAAGTTTCAGATAGCCAGCCGAACAAGGTTGGCTTCTGCCCATTGAGTGAGGTTAGATACTTAGCAGTTCCAGCCCAAAAGCTTACGATTAGTATCCACGCATAACCGAGTACCCCGTACTCTTGAAGGCGCTGTATAAAACTAAGTGAATCCATCGGCATGTGTTTATCCATAATAATAGGTTAATTGCTGCTTGACATTCTCATAAGTATATCATTCAAGCATCTAAATTACCTTATTTACCTGACTTACCAAACACTTTTATTATTAGTGGCTCAAGGTTCTTGACGGTACGCTCACCAAATAAGAAACCCAATACCAATAGGTTAATTACAATAAGCGCTGTCTGTTGCTGTTTTGAGAACGTTTGAACCAACTTATCACCTAGCAATTTTGTTGAAGGATTACTGAACCATTCATAATCCAGGTACATAACGAAGAACCCCCACATAGGGCGCTGCATACCACGAAGAAACAAAACTACTCGGCCAACTATCGGCAACTGTTTAAGGTCGCTTGCTGTTCCTTCTTGCTCTGCTATTCGTTGGTTCAGCGTTTTTTCAGCATCAGCAGCGGCTTCCAGGATGGCAATTTGTTTCTTTAACTCCATTTCATCAATCTTTTGCTGAAGCTCTGCCTTTTTCTCCGGTGACATATCCGGTGGAAAGTAATCAGTGATCAGCTCTTTGACTGAGCCAAACAACGAACCGCCCACAACATCAGTTATCTTTGTTAGAAAGCTCATATCAATACTCCCACGTTGGAACGCTGTGATCGTCAGTTTCAGTCCATGCCATGTGAACAAAGTTTTTACCAAAGGCAACTCGTGTAGCTCCGTACCTACCAGCGAGTACCATTAACTTGTTTCTTTCTAGAACACTTCCATAAAGCACATCTACAGCGGTACACTTTTGGTGATCACCAGGTTTCTTTTTATTGACTTCTTTAGGATGGTTAGGGCATCGACCACCGGAAGTGATCGCCATTGGACGACCTAGATCGTCCCTTATCGCCTGCACTCTATCAAGCGCAAACTGGTTTACACTTCTTTTATCACAATCATCGTGACCACAAGTGCATAGTAATTTTCGATCTGTCTCAGGGTTAAAGTTCTTAGTTTTTATCATTGCTGCTATTCCTCAAGTAAATGATTTATTAGGTATTGCTTTAGTTCTGGATAAATTTCTGCCTGTCTTTTTATTTCTTTGTTCTTTTCTTTCTTGTATGCCTCTCTTGCAAGATCTGGAGAATCGAAGAAACCAAGGTGAACTCTCTTACCGTTATACTTTACGGCAGACTGGAATTTCCCTGCTGACTTTGAAAATGAAACGCCAGTTGGGAACTTTCCGCGAACAGATTTACACTCATTGAAAAGCTTATTGACTGACTGAGGTATAAAAATACAAGTAGACGGTGAGTAAACCTTATTGCCTTTTATCTTTAAGTCCTTGTCCAGATCGTAGCCTTCAATAAAATTATCTTTATACCATCTGTCAAAATTACTAAAGTAAAGCCACTCATCACAAACAAAGCATTCAACATATGTCGGGAATCTTTTTTGATAACCAACTGAATAGCACCTTTCAATCATGCTCTTCCATGTTTTATATGATAGTGATACGACTTTTTTACCCAATACCAAAGAGTTTGTTATATAACTCGCGTCATTAATTCCAACACCACAAATTGGCTTTCTCTTTGATATTGATCTTCTATTTGCTGGTATTTCAATGAATTCTTGCATGATAACCTCGTTAGCGGTCAATCGTTACTGAAGGGTATGTGCCAATAAGAGTAACGAATTCTTACTTTCGGGTTGCATTCCCTAGGCACATATTAATTATAGCATGAATCTATTTATCAAATACTTGAACTTGAGCCATAACAACCTCTTTGAAGTCTTTCTTGCTGTGACCATCAAAGAACAACCGCTTACTTGCTATGCCTTCAGCGGTTTTGTAGTTGTCGGTGTTAATTAAGTATTCATGCCTTTGGGCCTTTGACCGTTTAGGCATGAATACAACCTTGATAACGCTATTCAACGACAAGCCAATCATCAGCGTCCATGTCGGACTGACTAGCCAGCCAACCAGGGAGCATTGCGCGGCGGCCTGAAGCGTTAACCGTGTACATATCGAAGTGAGGCAAGATCTCGCATTCGCCTACACCGTGATTCTTGTAAACGCTACCTTCAAACATTGCGTGAGTTTCGCCTTTACTGCCAGGGTTGTAGATACACCACATTCCTTTGCCGTTCCATCCGGCGCGAGCAACTTTCTGGCCCATCTTCATAGCTTCAATTGCTAAACCGAAATTCATGCCGCAAGTAGGACGATAGGCATTATCGAATACTGACTTAGGCGACCATGAAATATAACCTTCGTGATCAGGGTGATTTGATTCTCCACCATCAAGATACTCAACCAGATAACCTTCATCCGATCCGTTTTCATCTTCTGGAAGTTGCCACCCGCGATACTGATTGTACTCAAGGCGATTCATTACAAGTGCTTTAACTAGCTTTACGCCGATATAAATACCCATTTACTTATCCTTATTTTGCTTATCTAATTCAGTTTTCGCCGCAATAAAGCAGGCGATCACCGCTACAATTTCATTGCCGTGAAACTCTTGGTTCCAAAGTCCCGTTTCACGCAATGCCTTTCTTGCTTCTTTTGAAAGTACAGCAAGCGCTTCTTCTGCTGTTTTGGCTTCATTAACGTGAGTAACTTCACCAGCCGGAGCGCTTGCGCCCTTTCGTAATAAATCTAAAACCTTTCCCATATCTACCTCATAGAGTAACAGGCCGAACTTTTACGCCCTGACCTGAAGGGCTTAATTAAAAGGAATGTCGTCATCAAAATCCATTGGCGGCTCATTGTATTGAGGCTGTTGTTGTGGCTGCCTTTGCTGTGCTGGCTGCTGAGGTTTACCCCATCCACCTTGTTGGTGTTGAGCTGGCGCTTGTTGTTGGCCGCCTTGACCTTGAGCCTTACCACCTAGCATTTGCATCACACCATTAAAGCCCTGAACAACAACTTCAGTAGTGTAGCGGTCCTGGCCTTGCTGATCTTGCCACTTGCGAGTTTGAAGCTGACCTTCAATGTAAACCTGTGAACCCTTGCGAAGATATTCACCAGCCACCTCTGCCAATTTTCCGAACAGAGAAACACGGTGCCACTCTGTTTTCTCGCGCTGTTCGCCAGTTTGTTTATCACGCCAGCTTTCTGAAGTTGCAATTGTTATGTTGGCAACCGCTCCCCCGTTAGGCATGTAGCGAATTTCAGGATCATTACCAAGATTGCCAACTAGGATAACTTTGTTTACTCCACGGCTTGCCATAGAAGCTCCTTGTTAAAGCGAACTATCCGGAAATTCCAGATAGTTCGACTTGATTAATTAATCTTAGCTTTCGCCGATGAAGGTTTTTAGTTCAGAGTCTTTGAACATTTCAACCAGGATTTCTTTGAACTCTTCAGCCATATCTTCTTCTTGAGCTTCAAGCTTAATGATACGGAAACAGATTTCAGGTTTCTGGCCGCCAGTTAGGATTGATACACGAACGGTAAACGCTCGATTAGCTAAGCCGTGGTAAGGCTGGCAGGTAAATTCAATCGTTGCCGGGATCTTATCCTGGTTCTTAGCTTCAATCTTCTCGAACTCGCTCATAGACTCGCCGAAGTTGCCGACCTTGCTATCACGATTACTAACTTGCTCGATAGTGATTTCACGCAATTGCTTAGCCGCCTGGCTGTTGGTCATTGGTTCGCCGTCACTATTCACTACTTTGATATTGTCGGCCCAGTCTTCAACAAAGTTAGCCGCTGCTTTCTGGCTCATGTGATCGCCATTTACGCAAAGGATAGCTTTAAACGCTGCTGTCTTATCAAGCTGAAGCTTTGAGTTGTGGCGCTGGTGAAGCGGTTTATCTTCTGTGCCAAGGTCAAAGATAGTTTCTGCGTACATGCGATCAGAGTTTACAAAACACTTAGCGCCTTCTTTGTCGAACTCTTTGCAGTATTCACCAAAGTCTTTGATTGATTTGGTTGAGAAGTTGAAGCGGTAAGAAGTGCGGTGCTCCATGTGACCTTCAAGATCAGAAAGCTTTACGCCTTCAGGAAGTGCGATAAGTGGCGATTGAGCTTTAACTTCAGCAAGCGAAGCGTTAACGCCTGCAAGTAGAACAGTTTTCTCAAGGTGCTGGATTGCTTCTTTAGTTATTGACATAGTTGTTTACTCTCTAAAATTAGTTAGGTTTGCCGGGCGTTAACCCGGCGGTTTGAATTAGTTAGCCAGGCGGCGAACGTTTGAGTGTTGCTGTACTTCACCAGTTGCTTTATCAACATTTTCATGTGTTAGGTTGAACTGGCCGCTGTCGTCTTCTTCCGGTGCATTGATGGTTAGCTTGCCACCTTTGCCAACAAAGAAAGCTGTATCAGTAATGTCTTCTTCAAACTTCTTACCGCGCTTAGTTGGGTTGCTGGTTGAAAGCTTGTGAGAAACGATAACCTGATCGTTGTCACCCATTTGTTGAAAGGTAAATTCAAGTGATACCTTTGCTTTTTTGCTGCCGATACCGTGAGTGATTTGAGCTAGTGCGGCATCACTTAAAGCTAGACCAAGCTTTTCAATCATAATTCCAGCGTTACATTCACCGATAAAATCAGCTACGTTTGTTTTGCGATCTGCCATGATTACTCTCCTGAGTTAAGTTTGAAAAAGATTTCTTGCGCTGCCAGTGTGTCAGCCATTGCGCTATGAGCATTTACCAAGTCTTTGCCACAAATAGCCTTGTAAGCATCAATAAGCTTTGGATTTTTACCGCCTAGCTCTTTTTGAGCCATTCGCATTGCACAGTGGTGATCTTCTTTCACCGCCCACTTTTCAATGCACTCTTCAGACATATAGCGCTTCATTGCAATACGAATAATGCGCTGGTCAAAAGTCTTGTTATACGCCACTCGTTCAGCGTCACCACGGATCATGTGAAGCATTGCCACAGCCATTCCTTCGGGAATACCATGCTCAATCGCGTATTCAGTTGTGATACCGTGAACCGCTGTTACTTCTTCAGGAATCTCCCAGCCGTCAGGCTTAATGATCACGTTCATTGATTGAATTTCTTCACCAGTTTCAGCATTAGAAAGTACCGCAGCAAGTTGAACAAGGTGAGGCTGTTCAGGTGAATCGCTTGGCACTTTCCAGTTAGGTGTGCCCGTTGTTTCAGTGTCGTATGTAAAAATCGTTTTCATGTTATATCTCTACTTTGGTTGTGATGCGCCATAAATATAATGACGCATGGTTAAGAATCTATGCTAAGAATGTAATTGGCCTTACGTTTTTAAGATCCTTCTTATATCTAGAAATCATGCTTTCGATATATTCAACTTCATTATCCTTGCATGTCGCCTTCATCAATTGAAGCTCTATAATCCTCTCATTGTACTTTTGCTCGATAATTTGATACATGGTTTCTTGCAACGGAAGCATGATAAATTTCCTTTGTTATTTAAAGGTACTTGTTAAGAATAGTTTCAAGCTTTTGATTAAGTGGTGGCGGCTGTTACACCGCCAGTTTGATTAAATGTTTTTAATCAGTTCAATTACATCAATAAGCGTGCTTAATAGGTTGGCTTTCGTTTCGCCTTTCGGCACTTCAAAAGTAACGTGCTCACTATTACTGAAGTTAAAACGAACTCGACTAGCACCACCAAGCTTATAAAATTCTACTGAGTAAACTGTTTTAACTTTTTCTTCAGGATCAACTTCAGTGTTACGCATTGTTTGAGATCGGCCTTGATATAGCGATTCCACTTGTTTAGGTGTGGTATCAACCACGAGCCAAGCGCCTTCAGAATCAAACCACTCTTCAATTCCCCAAGAGTAATCCCAAGTAAGCCGCATATTGTATCGGTAAAGCTTGCCTTCATGCTCAATTTCAGGAATCACATAACCTTTACCATGCTTAGGCACTTCTGACGTATCGAAAGAGCAATCGTCTTTAAACTCTTCAAACAAGTCAGGATATGATTTCTTTGTGATACCGAAAGGAGCTATATCACCAACTAAAGGCTTGCTCTGCTCAACTGCCGCTTGCTGAATAGGTTCAGGCGTTGGCTCTGGCTGATTAGCCTTCTCTTCTGCTTCACGCTGTAAACGGTCAGCTTCTTCTTGCTCACGTTTAGCCTGTTCTTCAGCTTGAGCTTTGGCGCGCTCTTCCTTTCGGATACGCTCACGCTCTGCTTCAGCTTCACGCTCTGCCTTTTCTTTGGCCTTGCGCTCTTCCTCTTCCTGAATGCGCTTGCGTTCAGCTTCAAGGCGTTCTTCTTCGGATTTTTTGTGATCAGCAATGCGTGATTTGATTATTGCCTGAAATGGTTCAGCGTCCTGGTTAACTAGCTGCTGAGCATCAGAGAATAAAAACTTGTAATCTGCTGCATGGTCACGAAGGTATTGAAGGTTAGGAACAACACGGTCCATTACCTGATTAATCTCAACCTTACACTTGGCCAGCTCTTCAGATACCGCATTTTCAAGACTTTCAATAGTGCGCTTGTTCTTCATTGCGCCAGTCCAATCAGGACGAATCTCGCCCATGATTGAAATAATTCCCATAGGTGCAATTTTGCCGTTAGCTTCTTGGATATGGTTAAGAAGGTCGTTATTAGCTTCAGTCCAGATTGCTTGCTTCTTAGCTTCTTTGGCCTGTTTAACTTGCTTCTCGCCGTGGCTTTGCATTTGCTGAAGAACACCATCCATTTCTTGAGCGATTTCTTCAAACTGTGAGTAGCTAACAAACTCGCCGCGAACCTTGGCGATCATATCTTTGAGCCCGGCGCGAGCCTTCTTAACATCTTTATTAAGCTGGTCCTTGTCGGCGAAGTCCTGATCCGTTTCCAGGACCTTGCTCATTTCTTCACTTGCCATTATCTTGATTTGGTCAAGGCACATAGCAATATTAGTGCTGATTTCTGTGCCTGTTACGCTGTATGAAATAGCTGGTAGGCTAGTTTTTTCAGCAACAACAACTTCTTTCTTGGCCTCCATTTCAAAAGATTCGAGATCTTTATTGAACTGCTTCCAGCCAGCAATCAACTGCTCACGGCGTTCAGGGATTGAAATGTAGTGCATGTATTCTCGCTTATCTGCTGTGCCGTCTGAAGTCATAAACAAAGCGTTTTCAGCGCCAGATACAAGAAGCTGGTGTTCTAACTGCCAGTAGTGAGTATCTTCAAGCACGTTATTGCGAACATTTTCAGCAAGCGTTTCATTCCAAAGCTTGTGCTCGAATACCATTTGATGATCTTCTGATAGACCATCCAGTGAAGCGAGTAGCTTTAATCCGTCAATCTCGATACCACAAACAACCGGAGCGAATGATTCAAGCATATCAACCTCAAGAAGATCGCGAGCTGCTTCTTCTGCTGCGTGGCCCTTGTCGAAAAGCGCTTGTTTAGCCGGAGTGATTTTCTCCTTAACACCAAACTTCTTTTCTTTCATTAGCTGAGTACGGCTTTTGTACTTGCTTGCGCCCATCATAGCCGAAGCATCAGAAGCGGTTAGGTGAGTGTCACGAAGTTCGTGCCATTCCGGTGTGCCTTGTTCCACTTTGAATAATTGCATTCTACTTTCCTACTTGTTGTAATTTTGAGTATTGGTCTTGGCTAATAATTATTTTCTTATTAGTCAAGAATTTGTGTAGCGAGTCAACGGTGTGCTTTCCGTCAGTTATTTTTTTAGACCATACTGGAAAGTTTTTATTAAACTCGTCATCTGGATAGCAGTTAATTGGCTGGTCACTATTCACTAGCTCACTTGTACCGCCATCATCATCCTCACCACCAACAACAATGCCAAGTATACCTGTCAAGGTGTAACGTCTTAGGTAGCTTATAGCTGAGGCCATTGCTTTAAGTGGGTCTTTGCCACCGCTTATATCTGGCGTTGAAGTTAATGAACTTTCTTCGCTGTGACCTTTTGCATGGGTAACGATACAAGTGACCGTTATCCACTGCTGATCTTGCCTTTGCACCCAGCGATAAGACAGCCCCGTTTCTTTTAATGCTGGATTAATTGCATGAGAGATGTCTTCAAGTTTTGCAAAGTCATAGTTAGTTATGCCTTTGCTAGACTCATAGTAAACATTACCCTTCTTTTCAATGACAGGTAGTAAGCTTTGAAACGTTGACATTGCAGCGTTGAACTCTTTCTTAGCCTGGTTCGCTTCATAACGCTCTTGTAGATCCATAAGCTTTTCAAGTTGCGTAATGTCAGCGCCGTTATTAACTGCAATTTCAATTAGGCGCATGTGCGGCTGTGCCATAACCGGAAGTGATGATTGCTGATCACTTGTAACTAATTCACCGTTACTCATTGGCATCACCTTTGAACTCGATAGCTTGAAGCTCTTCAATGCGACCACTTAAACGATTTAACTTAACGTGAAAGTCAGCGCGTAGTTTTTCTCGTTCTTCAATCAAGTTTTCAAGAAGCGCACCTGATAAAACCTTTTGAGCTTCACCGCTTGAGATTGAAGGCACTTCAATTTCCATTTCACAAAGTGGAGCGCTTACAGTGCGAGTAATATCACAGCAGTAAGTTGAATCTAACTCTGAAGATGAAACCTCTACTGACGCTTTGCCGTGATATTCACGGACATATACGAATACTTTTTTATTTTCAGTTGTCATGGATTTACCATTACCTGTAGAAATTGAAGAAAGGTCGCCATCTGGAAATTTTTGCCACAAAGGATCACCTTTATCATCAACATGAATATTAATATCTTTGATATTTAAACTTATGTGGCAATTGAATTTTTTACGATTAGTTAAGATTTCGCCAAAAGCATCTTGTGCAACCTTGGACGCAACCATAAACGCAATAGCAAGACCTCCATCACCTTCACACATAACAAGAAGCCCCTCTTCAAATTTGCAACCTTGAAGGTTAACATTCGAACCAATCGGAACAATTAACAACAAAGGCTTGCCAAATGTTGAGTTTGGAATTTGCGGCGAAATGCACTCTGTCTTAATTTTCATAATATTCATATTATTTACCTTCTACTTTTGAACAAACAATGTCATCACGGTAAGCGGACCAGTTACCAGCTTCAACCATATCGCAATAGTGTGCTTCCTGGTTTACTGCGTCTTCATAGTCCATTTGACCAACAAGACCGAAAAGCGCCACCGCTGCTATTACTGCTAAAACCTTCATACTTGCCTTTTTCATGTTGTGTCTCCGTGTTGATGATTGAACTTTAGCAGTGACAAAAATTTATGTCAACACTTTACAATAAAAAAAATATCACTTAATATCTACTACATCAACACAATGAGAGGTTAACATGAATATCAAAAAATCTTTAAACATCGCCCTGGCTAAAAAGGGCATTAAGAAAGGCGAGTTTGCTGAAAAGCTTGGCGTTAGTCGCGCAAGGCTTTACGCAATGCAGAACCAAAAGCGCGTAAATCCTGAAACCCTAACAAATATATCGAAAGCTTTAGATATGGAAGTAAGTGAGTTTATCGCCCTTGGTGAGGGGGATTAATGCACTACTACAAGAAGAACATAGGCGATTACCACAAGAAAGCCGGACGCTTAACCATGCTTCAGCACGGTGCGTACACGCTTCTTATGGACTCGTGCTATGACCGTGAAGAATTTCCCACGCTTGAACAGGCTATAGAATGGGTTTGGGCTTCCACAACTGAAGAAGTTGAAGCGGTTAAGTTCGTTCTTGGTAGGTTTTTCACCCTTGATAATGGCGTTTACATACAAGATCGCATTAAAGATGAGATTGAAAAGTATCACCGCAACGCGAAGACAAACCAACGGATCGCCATAGAAAGAGAAGAGAAACGTAAGAAAAAACGCACGAACCGTGCTAATAGCGTGAACGAAACTAGCACGGAAGAAAAACAAACCGTTAACGAAGCGCCACCTAACCAAGAACCACTAACCATTAACCAAGAACCATTAACCATTAACCAAGAAAGAGATTTACCAGCTAAAGCTGGAAACGCTCCACTTGAAATATTCAACTATTGGAAAGAGGTGATGAAAAAAGGCCCTAACACAACGTTTTCTAAAAAGCGCATGGATAAAGTTAAGGCTCGATTGAAAGATGGATACTCAGTTGATTTTATCAAGCAAGCTATCTACGGATGCTCTATAACACCGCACAACAACGGCACCGACCCGAAAGGCAACGGCCAAAAGTACGATGATTTAGAGTTGATATGCAGGTATGCGGAACACTTGGAGAGGTTTGCAGAGAACGCCAATAGAGAAAGCGCTAATCGAGAGCCTCAAGTTTACAGCTCCGCCACTAAGCAGAGCATTATAAACCTTTCAGATTGGGAGTTACCTGAAAATGAAGAATGAAGACTTTGACGAGTTCAGAAGAACACTTCTAGAGCTTGCAGTAATTCACGACAAGACGATCACCAAGTCTTTAGGTCAAATGTACTGGAATGCTTTGATTGAGGTTCCTATTGAAGATTTCCGCAAAGCGGTAGCTGCTCACAATCGAGATCCAGATCAAGGGATGTTTTTCCCCAAGCCTGCGAACCTGATTAAACACATATCAGGGACTAGTAAGCAACAATCTCAAGCTATTGAAGATCGCGCTTCTATGGCATGGCAAACAGTTATGGGTGAAATTTCTCGCATTGGCTCATACGCAACGTTAAAGCTCGAAGATAAACAAGCTATAGCCGCTGTTAAGGCTATTGGAGGATGGAAGCATATTTGCTCACTAACTACCGACCAGCTTGTTTGGGCTGGTAAAGAATTTGTTTCTGCTTATGAGCAATACAATCGCACTGACGTGGCTTTACTTCCTGACAAGCTGCCAGGGCGCATTGAGCTGCAAGAACAAGCTTTGGAGTCCAGACAAGGAATGAAGTCTTTAATGGATGGGTTGGAAAAATTCAATGAGAGAAAAGGCGATGAAAAATAAATCACCAGGAGAAAAACTTATTAAGTTAGCCAAGCGTCACGCTGAAATATCTGACGAAATCAAAGCTTGCCAGTCTCAGCGAGAAGTTAACCTTCAGCACTGCCATAAATCTGAAGACGAAGATTTCGAACTAGATCGTGAAGGCGATGAAAATTGTTTAAGCCTGGCCTTTAGATTGGTAAAAGAAGATCGTGAAAACGTTGACGGCTATTGTGATGGGTTTGCTTATCCAACTGAGTTTTCAGGCTTTGAAGAGGTGATCTTTAACTATGGATGCCCTAACTGTCAGGGAGCATATGAGCAAAAGAAGAAGATCGGCAAGTTAAAACAAGAGCGCGGTCGTATTCATTCAGCAATAACAAAAATAGGTCAAACGTTATGAGCGAGATAGGCGAAGTTTTTAAAATCATCAAGGAAGAAGGCAAAAAGAAAAAGGCTAAGAACCTTGTTTCTTCTACTCAAATTCTTGCTGATAAAGGCATTCAGTTTGAATCAAAGAATCGCGGTGTTCACCTTGTTGTTAATCACAACGGAAAGATAGCCGACTTTTGGCCTTCAACTGGAAAGTTCAATATTCGCGGTGAAGTTGGTTATCACCGTGGCGTTAAAAATCTTCTAAAAAAATTAGGTGCGTAACATGGCAGTAGATAACAGTAATTCAAACACACCGGAAAGCGAAAAGGATTTAGGCCAAACGCCTTTTTGGTTGATTCGTTCAATTGAGTCTCTTGTGGGTAACGAGTTCGATCTTGATGTGTGCTGCCTTAAAAAAACGGCTAAGGCTAAAAACTACTTTACCCTTGAAGAAGATCGGGATTGTTTTATTACTCCTTGGGTTGGTAATGCTTACGGTCCGACACTGGCATGGTGCAATCCACCGTTTTCAAATGTAATGCCATTCATTGAGAGGGCGGTTGATCAATGTGAACAGCATGGAACAACAACGGCAATGATCATTCCTAACAATCCGGAAGTGGCTTATCGCCGAAAGCTTAAAGAAGTTTGTGACACATTCATTGAAATGCCATTCAGACTTAAATTTTTAAGGCCGGACGGTTCAAAGTTCCTGGATAAAAACGGGAATGAGCAAGGGCCTAAGTTTAGCTGTGCGGTTGGAATTATCACGCCGATAGGACTTAAAGCACCTTCAAGAGTGATTGAGTACGACTTCAGACCTGGGTTTTATGAGAAGTAAAAAAATGACCTAACCAAAACGGCTAGGTCAGTTCAAAGTAGAAAAGGAAGTAATAACATGCAATACACAAAAACGGTGATACTGAATATAAACGGCACTAAAGTAGAAGCAGCGCTTACGTTTGATTATACACCAGAAGTTAAAGGTGTCTATGATGCTTTGCCGCAAGATTGCTTTCCCACTGAACCGGAAGAGTATGACTTGCTAAAACTGGAGACTGAAGACGGCGATAATTGCGACTGGATGATCCAATATATTGCTGAAGATTTGGTTTCACAGTTGAAAGAAATCGAAGATTAACTATAATTCAGTTGCGGCTAGGTTAGCTCCCGAAAGCTGGTTTCGTCACCAGTTGCCGCGCTCTTCAATGACGAATTAACTAGACGAGGTTAATATGATTACTCAATCACAACTCAAAGAACTGCTTCATTACGATCCCATCACTGGGGTTTTCACTTGGAACGAAAGACCACTAGAAACTTTTAAAACCAATAAGGCATTTAACTCTTGGAATGCTAGGTTCTCGAACACGAAAGCTGGAACACAACGAAACTACAGCGGCAAAAAATACGTGTTCATTAAAGCTAAAGATAAGAGTTATAGAGCTCACAGACTAGCGTGGCTTTACATGACGGGCTCATTTCCAAAAGAACAAATCGACCATATTGACGGCAACGGCCTGAATAACTCATTCGCCAACCTAAGATCTGTAACCCAAAAAGAAAACGCCAAGAATTTGAAGCTGAGTGCAAATAATTCATCAGGGTTTACCGGGGTTACTTGGGATGTAAAACAAAATAAATGGCGGGCAGGAATACAGGTAAATAAAAAGTATATTTATCTTGGTGCATTCACTGATATAGCAGACGCAATTAGCGCAAGGAAAGAAGCAAATATTAAGCATGGCTTCCATGAAAATCACGGGAGAAATCATGCCTAAAGAATTTGTTTTGATTAAGGTCAATAACGGATTTGCCTACGCTACCGATTCAGATAGGGAAGCGGCGGCAAGCTGGAAGATAGGCCAGGCGATCAAGATTAACGCAACTCAACAAAGCGCCCGTTCACTTGCTTACCATCAAAGGTACTGGGCCGGGCTTATCGCTTTGACGTTTGAGTATTGGGAGCCGTGTAATGGAATGACAACCGAAGCAGAAAGGAAGCTGATCGCTAGGTTTTGCAAAGTCCTGGATGATAACGGCGGCGGCGGTGAAGTGGCTCATTGGGGCGATCAGTTTCTTGCAACTCTAAGCCAGAACCGGGCGCAAAAAATCCAGGTTCCCAATAAGACCAAGGAAGCGCTTCACGACTGGATTAAAGAACAGGCTGGTTATTTCGATGTTGAGATCACGCCGACTGGTCCAAGACGTAAACTTAAATCAATCAACTTCAATGCAATGTCAGAGGAACAATTCAGAGACTACTACAAGGCCGCTTTCAATGTGTGCTGGCGCTATGTCCTGGCTAAACCTTTTGACGATGAAGTTACGGCTCACAATGCAATATCACAATTACTAAGCGTAGGGTAACCATGGCAAACTCAAAATTACGTTGCACATTCTGTAAAAACCGCTTTCGACCTGAAGAGGTCGATGGCAAACGAACCCCGGCAGGCTGGTTTTGCAGCTTGGACCATGCTATTGAGCATTCTCGCGCAGTCAGAGAGCGACAAAACAAAAAGGCCATACAATCACAAGCCAAAAAGGAAAAGGACAACAGAAAGGCTAAGAAGGCGCTTAAAGACAACGATAGAAAGCACCAATTCAAGCTAACCAAAGAAGTGATCCAGAAGTGGGTTAACCATGTTCGTGATGAAGGTGAGCCTTGTATTAGCTGTGGTACTACAAAACCAACCATTCTCTACTCCGGTGGTCACTACCGGACGGCAGGAGGAAACCCAGAGATCGCGCTCAATACATCCAATATTTTTAGGCAATGTCTATTCAACTGTAATAAGAACAAATCAGGCAACATTAACGGAGATAAGCACTCTATTGGATTCAAGCAAGGGCTGATAAATAAGAAAGGTGAAGAGTTCGTTGAATGGTTGGAAGGTCCACACGAATCTTTGCGCCTTGATTGCGATCAGCTCCGCGAGCTTCGCGCTTACTACAGCCGACTAATCAGAGAAAAGAAAAAGACCGATGAAGATCGGCCTTTCTTTTAAGTTTTACTTAACAATCAATGTCAGTTGTCCGGCGTCAGGTGTGTTGATTACTGGATTGTAATCAGCACCAACATAAACACCATCAGCAGATGAACCAACCCCGTATATATGGCCTCC